AACTTGAAGTCATTCGTGGTGAACGACTGACGCTACACATGAATGAAACAATTGGTTCAGTTGCATACGACCCACACGGTGTTGAGGTGCAGGAAATTGACACCACGCAATTGGCCTCCTGCCTTGAGTCCGGCATCTATGTGGTTGAACACACACCGCAAGACGACTTTCCTCTCAAGGTGTGCGATATACTCACGATTGAAGGAGCCGACGCCCATGAGTGGACACGAAGCAAGAGGCGACAATACATTGACGACAATGTTTCAGATCTTCTTGTCAAAGACACCCAATCAGTGGAGAACATGAGAGCGATAAAAAAATTGTCCCCAAAGAACGGGGTGGTGTTCATCCATAACCCCGAATCTAAACTCACATTCACCAGCGCAACCGATGAAGTCGTGCTGTTCAGCACGAAACACACAGGTGAGATATTCCGCTTGGTTGCTGGCGTGTGGCGACATGAACCCGCACGGGGGTTGGTGCTGAACGGCTGGCGTGTTGCCGCCCGTGATGGAATAGACGCCTACTACGAAGTCGGCACTATCACAGCGGAGCCTCACATGGAGAAGAAACTGGCTCGCCTCACCACAGCAGGAACCGCTGTTGAAGGATCAAGGGTTGACATGAAAGCACCCACCTTTGTTGAGGTTGAGATTCACTTTGCTGACTACGACGAGCGAGGAATACACATTCAAGGTGTTATCACTGGTTTAGCACCAAGCGCAGGGTTGTCGGATGTAGTGCCTGTTGAAGAAGTTGAATACTTGGTGGGTGAAACCCAATGAAATACATTTCACTTTTCAGTGGCGTTGAAGCCGCCACAGTCGCATGGAAACCTCTCGGCTGGGAGCCTTTGCGCTTTGCCGAAATTGAACCGTTTCCTTCGGCTGTCCTCAAACATCATTATCCCAAAATTGAAAATGTGGGGGATGTGATGAAACATGAATGGAAACAATACGAAGAAAAAGCAGATCTTATCGTCGGGGGTAGCCCCTGTCAGTCGTTCTCAAAAGCAGGACAAAGACTTGGACTGGATGATCACCGTGGCAACTTGGCCCTCAAGTTCCTCCAAATTGTCCGTGATGTTAAACCGAAATGGTTCGTCTATGAAAATGTCCACGGCCTCTTATCATCCAAAGGAGGAAAGGATTTTGCTACCTTCCTCGGCGAAGTGGCGAAATGCGGGTATGGGTTCGCTTACCGAGTTCTTGACGCTCAATACTTCGGAGTCCCCCAACGACGCCGAAGAGTCTTTGTTGTCGGATGTGCTGATGGAGATTGGAGAAGTGCCGCCGCAGTGCTATTTCAGCCAAAAAGCGTGCAAGAGTGTGCTTCGCAGGGTGAACAACAAGGGCACAGTCATTCCGCACGAACTACGGACGGCGTTGGAGAAACAAAACCCCCAATAATTTTAGATCGAGCCTCCTTCAATCAAGGAAAGAATGCTCAATACAAACTCCATATCAAACAAGAACAGCAAACTCCAACGCTTGTCGCAAGAGGCCCACATGCCGTGTTTCATCAAGGGGTTGTTCGCCGATTCAGTCCAATTGAATACGAACGCTTGCAGGGTTTCCCCGACGACTACACCAAAATTGAATGGCGTGGTAAATCTAAAGATAAATGCCCACAAGGACACCGAATAAAGTGCATGGGGAACAGTATGGCCGTGCCAGTCATGCGATGGATTGGTGAACGGATTCAAGCCGTTGATTCAATACTCAAAACTCATCCCCGCAATCAAGCGGTGCAACATACGCAAATGAGGCTGTGGTAAGATGCTGACTGAACAAGACATCCTTTTGCTCTTGATTGCTAAAAACGCAAGGTTCCGCATTTCCTCACGCCTCACCACGAAGAACCAAACAGGATATGACATTCGCCCCGAATGCGATCTGTTTGGTCGCAAAACAATTCCAGCCGAAGTGAGCATATTCCTGCGGGAGAACGGCTTGCCAGCCCAAAACCGCTACACGAAAGCCCACCATTTAACACGGCTTATGAGGCTCTTGAAGCCGTATCGCCTATTCACCAAAGAACCCGAAGGTTTTTTGACCGTCTTGCGTCATGTCGGTAGTCTGCCCGAAGCAACAACGCATGAGGACATAGAAAATATATTGGAGGTGCTTGAAAATGAATCTGTTTGAGGATGAGGAACTTACCACGAACGACTGGTTTGAGGTATGTCCGAATGCCCATACGGTCATACTTGATGATAGGAAAATTGGTTTGTTTGACGCTTTGCGATTATGGACAAACGACTACGACAGGCTTGCTGTGCGTGAAGCACTCCATAATGTCAAGTCCGGCCCACGATTCATGTTGGATTCAATGCTTGCTACATACCCATACGATCCAGCGGTAATGTTTGTTGGGCGTGAATTGTTGATGAAGGAAAACGACGACATTTCACTCTCAATACTCGCTTTGTCAAAGAACGGAACAAATCAACGACGGATCAAGTTCCCCAGCAAACTCCCAAAGGCTGTGCCGAACCGCCTACTGGCCGTGTTCGGACTAAGGCCGAGCGAAGCCGAATGGTTTGCCTCAATCACCGCCGTTGAATCCAATGTTATGGCGGTTCTCCCCCACCTGATCGAGAAGGATTGGGAACACATCATCCATGATAAAGACACGCTATTGAAAAAAGCGGCTGAACGGGACACTGCGCCCATGAACTTATCCAATTGGGGGCTGACCCAATGACACCGAACCTTTTATACCCAACCCCCTGTTGGCTTGAATCCCACCGAGCGTGAAATTATGACACAGTTATGGAAAACCCACCGACCCGACACACTACAAGGTATGGTCGGCCTTGAGCAATTGAAGGCCGATGTTCCGACATGGGTTGTTCATGCTCAAAACAAATACACACTGCGCTGTGGTGGGGTCATATTCTTCGGCAAACCCGGAACTGGTAAAACCAGCGGTGGTCGTGCAATCGCTATGGATCTATTGGGCGATGCCTTCGCCAATAACTTCCATGTGTTCAATGCCTCCGATGATAGAGGCATTGGGTTCGTTCGTGATAGGCTCAAGAGCCTCGCTGAACAAAAAGCCGTTGGACATGACTTCAAGGTCATTCTTCTTGACGAAGCCGACGGACTCACCAAAGACGCACAGGACGCTATGCGCCAATTGATTGAAGAAACTGGCACTCATGTGCTTTGGATTCTTACATGCAACCGTATTGGGCGCATTATCCCTGCTCTCCGTTCAAGACTCCCTGCCTATTCCTTCAACCCGTTGGAGATAGGCGACGCCGAAGGTTTCCTCGGTCGTGTAATTACCGAAGAGAACTTCCCCGATGCGTGGGTTGCGGCTCTCCCATCGCTTATCACGAAATACAAAGGTGATATGCGGGCTTGCTTGAAAGCCATGCAAACCATCGATCCATCCGATGAGGACGCCCTCGTCAATTTGACACTCACTGACTTTGAGCCAGCACAGACCTATTACAAAGGCATTCTCGCTGGCCCTCACTCCGACTTAATTGACAGTGCGGAATCGCTTGTCAACACGCACGGTATGTCCCGTGATGAAATAATTGAGGGTATGCACCAAGCAATCCTCTCGGCATACAAAGACGATAAGGTGGACACCGCTATGGCGATGAAGCACCTTATGATACTGGGACAGTGGGCGGCGAGAAGCCCCGACTGGACGGCCAGTGATCTCCTATTCCTCCATGCTATGACTGGGGATTACAAACAAAGAGGTTGATTAAATGAGCGAAGAAAGAGAAATCGGAAACAATTGCATTGATGAAGCGGCGAAAATACTCGGAGTGTCCGAGGAAGAGGCATTGGCCTCGTTTGGTTCGTGGATGAACGAAACATTCCCCGACATGTGGGAAGCCGCTGGCAGTTCAGCACAGGGCTTGGACGATGACGATTACAACGACTTCGCCGACATGTTCGTGTGTGCTAACCGCCCAAGTGGCGGTGGCGGCGGCGGATCTGGCGAGGAATGGGTCGGTATGTTCATCGGATTTGACCGACGATTTGACTTGATGAAGCGCAAGCGTGAGGCGGCAATTGACATCGCTACTGCTGACCTTTCGGGTGCAATCAACAACGGTTTCCAATACAACGGCAACAAAGTCGGCATTGGTCGTGCTTTCCGTGCCGAAGGTGTTTGGCGAGCCGAACACAGCACTGGGACATTCGTGTCAAAGGACTCGGCTGACGATAACCCGAACTGGGTTATCCCTCTCAATGAAAAACTCTCAATCTGTATGCTCAAGGCTGACAACACCCCACAGCGTGCTACTGCCATGAAGTCCGTTTGGGCGTTTCATGGGAACTCCAAAGACAAGTTCCTTGAAGAAGGGCCAATGCTCATCACTGTTGAGGGTGCCTTTGAAGGTGCTACTCACGACTGGAACCTGTGGCAACCAATTACCGTCAAGGGAACTTTCGATCCCGAAGGATGGAACGGTGCTGGCCCAACACTTTCAATCAGCAACACCAATGCGACCTATGGTTTGGATTGGGTGCCCGAAGGAAAGAAGCGGGACACTGCCTCAAACCTGTTCAAGCCGGAGCAATACCTTACCACTACTGGCGACGCCGCTGTGAATGTGAAGGACTTGCTTGAGCATCACCTTGACAACCGCCGTGAGTCATACACTGACCGCAACGGTGTCCAACGCTATGATGGCCCAATGGTCTGTATCGTTGGCGGTGTTATGGACATCAACCACGAAGGCCGTGAATCCCAATGGGATCCAACAGGCCGTGATTACTGGTTGTCCATCAGCACTCAAGTTCTCCGCCGTGAAAACCCAAACGCTCGCATTGGCATTGGTGTGTCGGGAATGGTTAAGGAAAACCATAACGCACTCTCCGTCCTCAAGTCGGGCGAATGGCTCCCATTCGCAAAGGGTTCCCGTGTTTGGGTTGTCGGTCGCACCGAGTCTTACACCAACCAAGACGGCGATGAAGTCGTCAAGGTGCAAGCACACGGTATCTATGCCGTCCCTCATAAGTCCATTCCAGCAAAGAAGCCAAGCGAGTCCAGCAACGATTTGGGCAACCTTGACGGTTTCAGTGCCGGAGGTGATTACTGATGGGAACAGGATTCTTAGACGGCTTCAAGGAAAAGAAGGGCAATTACGAACCACCAGCCAAGAAGGCTGGCGGATCCAAAAAGGCACCAAAGCCAAAACCTGCTCCGAAGAAGGAATTGAAAGACATTCCTATTGAGGCATTGGTTGACGAGGCTCCCCCTGTTCAGCACGAAGAACCGGAGATGGAGGAACCTGTTGATGAGGCACCTCCCGCACCTGCTCCAAAGAAGGCCAAGAAGCCTTCTCCGCCAGCCACCTCAAACCACCTGTCAAGGGTCAATCCGACGATTGCGGCTATGATTCGCAACGCTCGTCGCACCTTTGAAGCACCACCCGCATTTGTCATGTGTGGTATCGCTGGCGCACCTAAGACTGGTAAAACAGGTATGGTGCTTGACAGCCTAACTCCACAGGAAATCAAGGACGGTGCCGAGATTTGGCATTTGGACTTCGATCTTGGTGGCGAAACCACGAAAGCGGCTCACCACGCCGACAAGGCTGAAAACCTCGTTGTCCTCAATCCGTGGGTATTCAACTACGGCGACAGTCGTGTCCCGTATGATTTCCCAGCAACATTCCAACAGACTGTGGACATCCTCAAGACCGCACAGGCTCAAATGGAGGCACAGAACGAATACTACGCCAAACACGGCAAAATGCCAAAACCATACCTCAAGACTGTGGTGTTTGACGGTGCCGACCACTGGCTACACATCACTGAAACCTGCATGAAGGTTGACGATTTGGATCTTGGTGTTGACGGTATTGCTGTTTCGGGCAAGAAGGCCACCACTCAAATTGGTCGCTTCAATTGGAACATCCGTGCCACTCGCTATCAAACGGCTATGGTCGCTCTCCGTGAACTGTGTCGTGGTGGTGTTCACTGCTATGTCATTACCCACATGAAACCGGGCTACGACTCGTCGGGCAACGAACTTGCTGGGCAAGACACCCCAAAGTGGCTCAAGGGCACAGAAGGGCACCTGCAACAAGTCATTCATACTGAACTTGAAGAGGAACGCAACGAATCCGGTGAACTCACTGGCGTTGTCCGTGGCTACGCTGTGATTATCGCTGACCGCACTTCGCTTCAAGCGTCGGGTCGTGTCCTGCTCTTTGAGAGGAACGACGACGGTGGTGTTTGGCATGGATGGCCTAAGATCTCCGAAGGCGACTTCAATGTTCCAAAGGGTGATGCTTGATGGTCGGAATCCGTATGCTTCAACACAACCTGCTGACATTCCTCAAGGGCTTTGAAGGAATGGACGATTTGGTTATCAATGTTAGAGAAGAAGGCTTGGTAGCCGCAGGAACACTTGACAAAGCGTATTTCATCCAACGACTCACGAACTTCCGTGAGGGCGAGGAATGCGTCAAGACTGGCTCAATCGCAATCGGTCAATTGTCCACCTTTTCCTCGCTGATCAAGGAATGTGGTGTCGGCAACGAAGAGATTGAAATTACACTTCTTGAAAACGGCAAAATCCAAGTGGACGGAACCAATGTTAGTTTCACCATGCCGTCAGTCAACACCGCTTCTTCACAGGCTGGTGTTGAACAGGTTGTCAAGTTAATTGAAGATTCAGCAAGCAACGGGTGGAAACACTTCGGATCTGGCGTTCTGTCCTTCATGCAAACCTTTGACGGACAGGCGTTTCAAAAATTACGCAATACAGGCAAAGCAATCCAAAACGGTGCGCTTTTTTGCCTTGATGCGAATACAGACATATTGACTCTTAGCGTAAAGCGGGACTCAATTCGCATGGAATCACACATTGAACCAATTACAAATGAATGGTTTGTCGATCTTGAAGAAGAACGAGAAGGTGTTCTCAATTGGTTCGGAAAGTGGCTAATGGACGCTCTCAAGGCTATGCCGGGGAATGGGACTGTCTATTTGCACGGAGGCACCGACAGCCCCTTGCTCATTCGCCACGAATCACCCGATGGTGATTTTGGAACAACAGCCGTTATCGCTCCCCGCCAAGAAGAAGGCGGGGCGTCGGCTTGATTATCCAAACATACGAAACCGATGATTCGGAATGCCCTTCGATCTACTTGCGATACCGTGATGAAAACGGTGTGGTGATGGAGAACCATGATGGGACATTCCGACCATACTTCTATGTGGCCGCTGACAGTGATACACCACGAATCACCGAGTTATTTGACGAACGGTTTGATGGTTGGTATGTTGGTGAAAGGACGGCCAAGTCGTTGGACGGCAGGGAATTGATTTCAATTGTCGCTCCGAGTCCAAGAGATGTCAAACCTATGCGAGAACTTTGCGAGGAAACATGGGAGGCTGACATTCACTTTCCCGACAGGTATGCTATTGACAACATTGATCCGCAGGATATTCCCGACTGGTTCCCGAACATGGTTCGGGCTGGTGGCTTTGACCTTGAATGGAACGAGCAAGGAGAACTCACCGCTATGGGCTACACCACGAACGGTGAGGTCGTTCGGCAGTGGTCTTGGCATCCAACCTATGAGGGTGTCCTCAACCCATACCGTTCCGAGAAGGAAATGCTTGAGGCATTTGCACTGGCGTTTGAGGAATTAGATCCCGACCTTATCACTACATGGTCGGGCAACCGTGCCGACTGGCCGAAAATGTATGAACGCTACAAACACCATGACATTGGCTTTGATTGGATGTCGCCTCTCTCGGAGTTCAGCACTTCACCACCAATGACCCACCTCCCACGCAGTGGGGTCTATGACGACGGGACTCAAGTGATACCCGGTCGCATGACCGTTGACCTCGCTGACAGGAACCACGGCTTTGAGCGTGTGTGGCGGGACGCAGGAAACGGTCAATTGTCCGACCGACGACTGGGTGCTGTTGGCAAGGTGGCGTTCCCCGATAACCCCGAATTATGGAAAAT